TTCATTGACTGAGTATAAACGGAGATATGGCGAGAATGTATCCAATACCGCAACGATCACGGCGGCTGGTGTAGTTCTAACCCCGCAGGGAATACCTAAGAACGCTGCGGAAATATTGTCAAAATATAGGCGCGTTGTATTATGAAAATCAGGACACACGGACTCGACGGGCTAGTGGACTTTATAAAGTCCCTGCCTCGCGGCATCAAAATCGAAGCGATGCGGGCGGCGGCGGAATACTTTATAGGTAATAGCAGTCACGGTTTGAAGCACGAACCGCCGCGAGTACGGCACGATGAAAATAATCCGTACCAATGGCAGAGCGAGAAACAACGACGCGCCTATTTTGCAAGTGACGGCTTCGGCGGTGGTATCCCCTACCAGAGAACCGGAAGCATGTCGGATGGATGGACATACTCGAATACAAGCGACTGGACGCGGGTTAACATCGAAAATAACGTCACCTATACCCGCTACGTTGTTGGCGAAACCATTCAGCGCGGACACGTTGCGGATGGCTGGCGATATTATCTTGACGTGATTGTCTCAAACTTTGACGGCGCAATCCGCGCGGCGCAACAAGCGGTTGACCGCTTCATAAAATCCAAGCGTTAGAAACCGCGTTTGCGGATGAGGTAAACCAGTGGCATTGAATGGCTCGGCAATATCAACGGCAATAGCCGCCCTGAGTATCAGCGGTGTAACGGTCAAGGACATATCGGGAATCCCTGAATCCATCTATGCCCGTGACTGCCCCATCCTTTTTCCAATGCCGGGCAACTGGTATGGCGGCGGGAATGTCGTACAGGAAGAAAACTCGACATTTGGAGCGGCTGGTACTCGTTACTGGAACACGAACCATACGATGAATTACGTTTACCTTCATTCCCCGGTGGGAACCGGGAGAGGAAATGCGGATAATTACGCGGGCGCGGTATCAAATATCGAAGATGTGGTGGAGGCTGTGACCGCCCTGAATGTATCGGGTGTGGACGTGAAGGAAATATCCCATACCCCAATCGGAGTTTTACAAGACCCCGCCGGAAATAAATTTACTGGATGCGAGGTGACGATCACCCTCCGGCAAAGGATTAACGCATAATGGCTAAACAAACCGCAAAAGATGGAATAGTCTTAATCAGTGGATACAATCTGTCCACATACGCGATGGATTATGACGTTACAGACGGGGTAGACCCGCTGGAAGTCACCGGACTTTCAGACGGCTCGCATAACTTCGTTCCGGGTCAACGAATCGCCCGCATTGCCGCAAATATGTTGTGGGACGCGGACGCCAATAAGGTTAATACTGCCCTTTCCGCCCTTCCGCAAAAGCACATCACGCTTATTCCCGAAGGATATGTTTTGGGAAACGCCACGTTATCCATGCCGTTCACGCAGGCAAACTATAACCCGTCCGGCAATCCGGCGGGGGCAATCGGGATCGGAACGATTGAATTTTTGTCCTACGGTGACAATCATGGCGTAGAACATGGTTATGCTTTGTCGCACGGCACAATCACAAACACAACCACTGGAACGGGTTTTGATGATATTTCAGGCGGCGCAGTGACGGCGGCTTGCTCTGGCACTTTGCACGTCTGGACACCCACGACAACGGATACCTATGTGGTAAAAATCCAACACTCTACCGCATTGGGTAGCGGATACGCTGATTTGGTTACGTTCACCCTCGATGGTACGGCTCGAAACAGCGAGAGAATCGCCGTTGCAAGCGGAACGGTAAACAGGTATCGCCGGGTAGTGGCAACTCGCACTGGTTCGGCTGGCGATTCGTTTGGTTTTAGCGTGCATTTTTCGCATCTATAAAAAATAGGAGATAAAAAATGGCAAAAGTATCAGCAAAGGGCGCGGTTATCGCACTGGACGATTCCGGCGGGACGGCGCGAACGATTTCAACGGACGTTGAATCCTACGATATTCAATACGCGGTTGATCCTGTGGAAGTTACGGGCATGAACGAAGGCTCGCATAATTTTATCGCCGGGCAATATATCATCGGCGTAACGCTCAATCTCTATTGGAATTCGGCGGCAACCACCGGCGCATGGACAGTTGTAAGGGGAATCATCGGAAGCACTTCGAGTAAGACGCTTGCGATTACACCCGAATCCGGCGGGCTTACCCTGTCCGGCGAGTATATGTGCGACGGCGTGGCTATCACCGGCTCGCCCAGCACTGACATCAAACTTGGCGCGGTGCATTTTAGCGTCATGGGCGGTACTGCTCCCGCTTGGGCGTAGTCCAGAAAGCGCAATGGATGATAAAACTTGAAATAACAACAAAGAATACAAGGGGTCATGTCATGTTGCATGACCCCTTGCCTCTTATAAAACTTGCCAATTTTGAGGAGGCGTTGGAAGCCGCGCTAAAGATAGACCCAAAACTAGGCAAGGCGAAAGCGCACGCGGCATTACTGCCCTCCATTCTAGAATGCGTTGCTGAATGGCGCGTTGATGGCATTCCTGAGAATCTGACAATTGAAACGTATCCCGGCATTGGTACGAATATCTCAAAAGTAGATACCGGAACGATAATCAATCTCATTGTCAATGAATTGATTAAGTTTTTCGTTGGCAAAGACCCAAACGAATAGCGGCGCACGCTTTCGCCTATTGTTTGAAGCGTGCGCCCGAACCCAAGTGGTTATCTCTTCGCCGCTTTATAGACTCTTACGGAGTTCGGGCAGTATTTGGCAGGGATGTTCTCAATCTCGAAGAAATGGAAGCGATGAACATTACAACGAACGTAATAGACCTGTATCAAATGCGCGAGGACTCCGGGGATTGGGCGAAATGGGAAACAGCGCATCCCCGCGCGGCTAATCTGCTGGCGTGGGCGGCTGAGGAATTCAGGAAAAGCGAATGGCAGAACGAGTCCAGATAATTCTTGAAGCGCAAGATTTGACATCCGGCGTAATGCGGGGCGTATTATCGCAGTTCGGCAAACTTGGAAACGTCCTCTCCGACGCAAGCGACGCGGCGGGGCGTTTCGGCTCGTTTATGAAGTTGCTCAAAGCGTCGCAACACGACACGTCAATTTCAACGGAACAATTAGAAAGGTCGTACCTTGAAGCCGGGAAGGCTATGGCGCGATTGGGCGAAACAATCGCCGTCTTTTTGATTCAAACATTTGTGGACGCCATAAAAGTAACGGCTGAATATAATAAGGAGGTAAGAGACCTTGCGCTAATCAGCGGCACAAGCGCGGAGGCGTCGTCGAGATTTTTGCAAGTGCTTGACGATTACGAATTAACGGCGGAGGACGCAACGGCGGCGACAAAGGCGTTAAAAGAAAAAGGGCTTGTACCTACGATTGAAACACTGGCGATGCTTGCGGATCAATATAAGAAAATAAAAGACCCCGCCGAAAAGATGAAGTTCGTACAGGATAATTTAGGCAGGGGCGGGGCGAAGTGGGTCAATGTCCTTAATCAGGAAAGCGACGCCCTGCTCAAAACCGCAGACAGCATAAACAAATACCTTATTAAGACAGACGAGCAGATAAAAAAATCCGAAATTTCCCGTTTGAAAGCGGACGAACTAAAGGACTCTTGGGAGGGATTCAAGAACGCCATTGGCGACGCGACAAATGAAGTGGTTTTTAATAACACGGCTCAATCTCGCGCTTATGCAATTCTTGAAGAACAAGGAATAGCGTTTAGTAGTACAACATATTTCACGCAAGCGTATAAAGATGCACTTGAACAAGCAAAAACTGAATTGCTGGCAACCGCCGAGGCAAGCATCGAATACACCGAATCGCTCGAAGCGCAACAGGCGGAACTTGAGGCGGTGTCAAAAGCAAATAAGGCGTTGATAGACGGCGCAATAGGTTTGACAAGGGAAAACGAAAAGTACGAAGAAACGCAACAGGGCGTCATGGATAAAATCGCCGACCTTCGCGCGGAGGGCGAGAAACTGTACCCCTGGGAACATGAGAAAATAGAAGAAAACAGAAAGGCGTTGGAGGAGTTAGGCAAGCAGTATTTCAAGAACCGCGACGATTTTGTGCAAGCCTCCAAAGAGCGGATCGCCATGATGTCCATTGAAAAGATAGCCCTTATGGACGGCGTGGAGGGTTATTCTCAGGCTGAATACGAATTATCGCGGTCTATTCTGGAGAGAACCGACATAGCCACCGCCGCCGCTTTTGAGCAACAGCAGGCGATGGATGTTCTTTCGGGCGCGGTGGCTACCAGCCAAATATCGGTAGAACAATTCGGTGAAATATTGGATCAAACAATGGCTGACGGCGTATTATCGGTTGACGAAGTAACCGCCGCCATAAATAGAATACCAACCGCAAAAACCGTTGCGATTAGCATTCAAACCATCGGCGGAGACCCGGCTTTTATGCAACAATCCCCATCCGGTCAAATAACACAACGCCGGGCGGGGGGCGGCTCTGTTAGTGCCGGGAAGCCGTATTTTGTTGGCGAACAGGGCATGGAGTTATTCGTCCCGAACCAAAGCGGGAACATTGTCCCGAACAACGCTTTGCAAAACAATAACGAGGACGTGATAGCCGCAATCATGGCAACAAGGCTTGACGAACGCAAACTGGCGCGGTCAATCGTCGGCGCATTGGCGAGGGCTGGATAATGACATCCTCCATCTCGACTGTAATTTACGCTTACATCTCCGGCGCGTGGGTGGAACTGGACGCCCTTAATCCCGCGCGGGCGCATTGGGGTATCAGCGGCAATCGTCCTACGGACAGGCTCGCAGACGTGGGCGAATTGACCTTTGCGCTGAATAACTCAGCCGGTCTATACTCCCCCGGCGCGGCGACGGCTCTCGCGGGCTGGCAGAAAGGCTTGCCCGTAAAGATGGTCGTCACTTTCGAGGGCGAGGACTTTGTAAGATTTAGGGGAAACATCACTGATATACAAATTAGACCCGCGCACAAGGATCACCGGGCTTACGTCACCGTCTCAGACTGGCTGGATTACGCCGCGCGTCATCCGGTGGTAAACCCGGCGGTACAAACCAGCAAACGCGCCGATCAGGTTATTACTACACTATTGACGGAATTGGAGGTACAACCCCAGGCAACCAGTTTGGGGACGGGAACAGAAACTTTCCCAACCGCCTTTGATGATGTCAAAGACCGGACGACGGCTTATCAGGAATTTGCCAAACTCGCTAATTCCGAATTGGGATACATCTACGTCACTAAAGACAGAACGAACGGGGAAACCCTAGTATTCGATGGCTCGGATGTGCGTCATGGGTGGGTTACGCCGGATACAAGGGCTTTGACAACAGCGACGATAGACCCTAACCCCGGCTATTTACTTTTGGAGGACGGCTTCTATCTACTCTTAGAGGATGGCGGTAAACTGATTCTGGATGCGGACGTAACCAATAACTACACCTTCGACGGCACGCTGGACGGGTCACTAATCACCGACTTCGACGCGCCGTATGGGGAGCATGTCATAAACCGAATGACCGTCTATGCCTATCCGCGCAGGCTTTCGGCGTCGAATGAAATCCTTTTTCAGTTGGATAAGGAAATAATTGTCTCAACTGGGGCGACATACACGCTTAAGGGTACTTATGCCGACCCCAATGGGGGGTTACCTATTGCGGGGCAGTCTATGGTAACGCCTGTGGCAACAACTGATTACACCATGTTTACAGGAAGCGGAGGGACTGGTTCTAATACTACCTCCGATTTAAGCGTTTCAATAACTTATGGCGCAGAAGGATTTACAGCAGAACTAACAAATACGTCGAATAATATAGGATATGTTAATAAATTTAATACTCGCGGAATAGGCATTTATAAATACAATCCAATTGACAACACGGAAAGCAACGATACATCAATAGGCAGTTTTGGCACTGAGAGAGATATAATAAGCCAGAAGTACAAAACGACAATATACAGTGGCGCGGTTTTTAGCAAAACGGTTGTTGATGAATTCCAAGAACCAAGAACCTTCCTAAATTCGATTTCATTTATAGCCAACAAATCTACCGCCTGTATGTTGGCTTTTCTTTATAGTGACGTTGGAGATATGGTTTACATCAGTGCGTCCGATATAGGTATTACGGGAAATCACTATATCCAGGGCGTCGAATTAACAATTAATGGAGGCATTGCAATGATTAAGTGGATTTTAGTTGCCGCCCTGTCCTTACAGGCGGGGCTTTCCCCGATAGCAGTTGAGAACAACTCCACCAAAGGTATAAATTTTGGATATTTACCCAAAACTGCGGACTTGACTCAGCGTAGCATGAGTATATGGATGTATCCCACAGATGGCGGGGCGGGTATTATGCAGACGTTAATGGGGGCATGGGGAAATTCCGTTACACTTGGATATATAAATTCGTATCGCTTTTCTCTGACTGACACAAATTACAAGATACAATACCAACAGGGGTTTAGCGGGAATAATACACCTGTATCTTGGGACACGCCCAATAATTCGGTTGCAAATAACGGGTGGTATCACATCGTTTTGACTTATGATAGCACCAGCATATCAAACAACCCAATTATATATGTCAATGGCACGTCGCAAACACTTGTAAAAACAGGAACGCCATCCGGAACTGTACTTTCACAAGTTGGTAATGAATTCGTTGTCGGGAATATACACACTTCCACCTTTGATTATACGGCTGGCTTTATAGGCAAACTCTTTGACCCTCGTATGTATAATCGCATCCTTTCCGCCGCCGAAGTAACCACCCTCTACAACAGCGGCACGCCCGACGAGACGCTAGTTACCAGCGGGCTTGTATTTCAGGGTTTCAACGTGAGGACAGCGGATTTGGCAGACTACACCGACCAGACGCTCACCAGCGCATTGAAGGTTCGCGATAACGTCTTTGGGGCTATCGGCACGCCCGCAGGCTCACCCATTGGGCGCAGTGCGCCATAAGGAGATTGAATGGCAGATCAAAAATTAACAGCCCTCACCGCTGACACCAGCCCAACTACCGACGACCTGCTTTATGTCGTCAATGACCCATCGGGAACGCCGGGATCGCGTAAGGTTACAATAGCAAACGTCCTGGCTCTTTCAAGTGGGGACGCAATGGAGGGCGTGTTACAGAACGGGAAAATATCTGTTACCGTTGCATCGAATAACATCACCCTTGCAATCAAAACAGCGGCGGGCAGTAATCCGACATCTACGGATAAGGTAACAGTCAAAATAAACGGAACGAAACGGGAAATTACCGCCGCCCTGTCTGTAACAGTCAATGCGGCGGCGAATACTTTCAATTCAGGCGGAACAGAACTAGCCACAAAAGAGATTGACTACTTTGCCTACGTCTCATGGCGGGCGGCTTCCTCTGCGGTGGTTTTGGGCTTCGCAAGATTTCCATCAGCCCGCCTATACTCTGACTTTTCCGGTACTGCGACCAATGAGAAATACGCCGCCTTTTCCACCGCCCCGGCTTCAACTGATGACGTGGTTGTATGTGCGCGTTTTGCCGCCACCCTGAGCGCAGGCGCGGGTTATACATGGACTGTACCGACGTATACGAATATAAATCTTGTTCAAAGACCCATTTGGGAAACCCGCTGGTTAGACTGGACTCCGGTATGGACTGGACTTAACTCAATGACAGTAACCAGCGTCACGGTGGCGATTGCATCTTATAAAATTGTAATGGACACAATAAAATATCAAATTCGGGTGACGGCTTTTACCATTGGCGGAACCCCTGACGTTGCCATTATCAACACTTTGCCGTTCGAGGCAGTCAACGACATACAGTTAACAGGCGCGATGCTATCCGCCGATTCTGGATCAACTGCATTCGGCGGAAATCGCATCAACGCAGCGACACCAGATACGTTATGGTGGATAAAATATAGTGCCGCTAATTGGGCGGCGGGCGCGGGAAGTGTTCTTAACGCTAATGGATTCTACGAGGCATAATGAACGCACAAGAAGTTTTCTCGTTTTTCTCGCAAGAACTGTCCATTGAACAGAAGTGGAATATTATCAAAGGGCGGCGTTTGCAAATGCTCGCCGAATGCGATTGGACACAACTGCCTGACGCGGCGATGACGTTTGAAGAAAAAGCGGCATGGTCTGATTACCGCCAAGCCCTGAGAGACATTCCGCAGGCATTTACCAGCCCGGATGATGTCTTGTTTCCAGATAAGCCGGGAGGTGCGTGATGTCGGTAAAATCTCAGTTAGGCGCAAAGAATAAGCAAAATCGCGCACAGGCGTTAAATATCCTTACCGCATTGAAGGGCAAGGATATAACAAAATTATCCACAAAGGAACAGGCGGATTTGCTTACTGTGATTTCTATCCTTTTGGGATTAGCGGACAAAACCGGGATGCTAAAATAATACCCCCGTTCCTGCCGGGGGTGTTTGTGGTCTAACGGCGGGCATTTCCCGCGCCGCGATTTAACTATCAGCCCAACGGTTTGCGTTAGCGGCGGGTGGATTGCCGCGCAACCTTCGCAGAGGGGATTACTTCTGCGGGAAATAACTCACTTTGGGCGGAGCTGTCCACCCGTCCGCTGCACGCGGTGTTAGCTTGCCTCACAACCCTACCGATAACAGGCGGGTTGAGAACCTTTGCCCACCTTTGCTTTATGTTTTCAGGTTGGCTTTCGTTTCGATCAGAGCGACTGTGCCAACCATGACCACCGCCTGCAAATTCTTCTTCAAGATACCAGCCTGCCGCCAGCAAAGACACTCCTGTTTCAGTGTCCAGAATATAAGTTTGTATCTTTTCATATCCTAATTCTTTTCCAACTCTGGCAGCTGCTGCGTATAAAAAGCTACATGCGTTTTTAGTACCGTTCGTAACGAGCCTGGTTACTTCGAGAACGACCCTGTGATTTACCGCACGGGCAACGGGACGCCCTACAATTGCCGCACCTACCAACTCTTGTTTCTTGGTGTCGTAACAGCCAATGGAATACCTATGCCCCACGACTTCTTCGTGATGGCGATGCCACTCTTTTACAAGCAGATTGGCTTCGGATAACTCGATAGGAACACGGCGTAGGCTCATGGGCAGGGCGGCAAGCTAACGGCAAGCCTCACCCGCGCTGTGGCGGGCTAAGACTCGCCTTCTAATGTGGATAAATTATCGGCTGAGATAATACCGCTCGAAGCGGCAGAAT